GCGCTGATTTTCTTTTCGGCTTTATCCTGCGCCGCAAATAATAACTTCCGCCGCTTTATCTCGTTCATCGTTAGTGTACGTTATATCTTTGAGATAAGTCGTCAGCTTCTTCAATCATGCCGTCATCAAGCAATTTTTGGGCGTTCGCCCTTGCGTTGTCCGCCGCTTCATCGCCAACCAATTCAGCAATCAGTTTCCATGTCGGCGCGTCTTTCAGGCACATTTTGATTGAGAATAAATTCGCGGCTGATAATGGAGCATTGGCAATCGTTCGAGCAAAGACGCTTGTCGTCCGCTTGTCTGAGTCGGTTGGAAAGCTCATGCCGTTGTCAATCAATATCATACGGCGGTTATCGTCTGGGTGCGTGAGCCAGTTGCCTGTGTTCCTATCCTGTTCGGAAGAAATATAATCGAACACGCCGGCGCGTTGAATCCATTCCGAATCGTAGTCTTTGATAATCTCGCTTCTTGCCGAACCTGCGGAGTAATATTGCACAGAGCCGTTTTCGCCGTTTACATTCGCGGTGTACGTCACAGGCACAAGATAGTATCCAAGCGAGCGGTCAAGCAGATAAGCCGCTTCTTCGCGTGGATACATCTTGCCGCCAATTTTCTCCTGCAAGTTTTCATTCTCGCCGCCTTCTGGCTTCCAAACGCCAGGCTTGATAGGCAGTCCATCGGGGCACATGGCGACAATTTCAACATCGTTTACGTGGTGGTCCTTGGGGAAGTTTATCTGTGTCTCGCGGCTTACGGGTGACTGATAATAAGCGTCGTCCGATTCACACACGCCGCAATGTTTTCGCAGTTCGCTCGCCGTGATTTTGGTCATTACCTGCGACAAATGAGTATAGTATTGTTTATCTTCTGCGATGTGGTCAAGCACGATTTGAGCGATTATCAATGGATTATTATTCACTGTGGCAGTGTGTTCTCGTTCCTCTTCCAAGCCCGCAATAAACTCCGACATATCCGACATGCTGATATTCATGGCCGATAAAAGCCGTGTCGCCTGTTCCTGTGAAACGTCACCGGATAGTACAAAGTCGAATTCGTGATTGGAAGAATCTGCCACTTTTACCAGCGGAGGAATTGAATAAGTAACGGTTGAAAGTTTTCCGGTTGTTAAAATCTTTTCCGCCTGTACAATATCTTCCGGCTGTTGCGGATGATCCATTGCCTCATCGGCCTTATCGCCAACCGGCGCATCGCTTCCAGCGCCGCCGATTACTTTCATATCTTCGAGAATGATAACCTTGCCGGATTGAATAACCATGTGCTTGTTTGCAAAGTTATCTTTATCGTCTGTGCTACCAACCGGCGAAAGTCCCAACTGTCCAAGCGTTTCGTTAAGCGTGCTTACGCCAGCGGCAAAGGCCGACATAACGCTCGCCTTTCGTTTCTCAGTATCCATGTCCTCATCCGGCATGGTTAATTCAAATTGAACGTCGTCCACATCGTCCATTTTGAGAATGTTATTCAGCGCGTTTTCGAGATAGGTTTTTCGTGGCAGAACACCGTCGCGGAATGATTTATCCTGCATCAGATCGCCCACGCCTTTACCGCCTAATCCGCGCGCGCTCATCTGCCCGAATTCAGACGGCGGAAAACCGAACGTCATAACGATATTGTCAAAAGCCTTTTGGTATAGCTTATCTGGAAAGTCCGACTTTTTTGTTTGCATCCACTTGAAGCCGAACGGAACAAATCGATTGCGCTGTCTTTCGGTTGCGCCGCCGGTCATGCGTGCGTTCCATGCGTTTTCATATGCGGAGATTTTGGTCAGTGACCAACCGTCCGGCGACTCGAAGTACCCTTCCGGCATGTTGCCTTGCCGATAATGTGCCAACTCGAAGCCGGTGATATTGGCGATAATCATTACCCAGCCCCACGCCTGCTCTATGAATGTCTCACCATACGGCGCGTTATATCTGCGATTACGTGGCTTATACCAGATTTGATTTTGGTCGTAGAAACCGAACGGAGTTCCTTTGATAACCTGAACATAAGCGGGCGTGGTTTTTGGTAGTCTCTTACCTAGTCGCATCCATTCGTCCGCTTTTTTCATGTACCTTTCCACGCCGGCTTTTGACAAATCCACCTGGTCAGGCATTGGCACTTCTCCTTGTTCGTCAATGATAATAAACAACGTGGAGCCGTCAATAAATTTCAGCGCGTTAATCCCGTCCTTGTCTCTATGGATGGCAAAAGCGCCAGCGTCAAAAATCTCGCTGGCTTTCATAAAACGCGTTACCCATGTGTCAAACGGTACCTTGCGATCTGGCGAAACGGTCATCCAGTCATAGGGGTGGTCGTCTATCTGATTGCCATCTTTATCCACCAAGCGCGGCTTAAAGCTGTTCAAAATACGGAGCAACGTGCCAATCGGCATTTTGACTTCGGTAATGTTTTCGTACACGTCCGCCAATGCGGAAAACGGCATCAGCCCGTAACCCGTGCGCGGTTGTAAAGTCGCATTGATTGAAATAGGATAGTCAATCGTGCGCGGCGTTTCGACTTCATCAGGCCGCGTGATAGGTTCAATCGGGAATCCAGGCGCGTATGTCGCCGTTGCCATTTCAGCAGGGAAGCGGCTTTGCTGATTGTTTTGAAGCGTGGCAGATGCGGCTTTAGTCAGTTCCACGCCCAACAATCCCGCAAGCCCGTTTACTAAGTTATTACGAATGCCCATGATGTTCCTTAAACAAAATACCCGATGCCAATACGACATCGGGCGCAACCTTCCGAATTCATGGCCGCACAAGAAAAGCAGCCTGCTTTTTTACATTATACAACCATTTAACAATCTATGAGCTGATTTTGCGCCTTCCAGCTAACAGCTGTTGCATCAGATAATCTCCAGCATACCAAGAACGTTTTGCACCACACACGCCGCAAACCACCTCGCCCGCATCCATGATACAACGGCCTGCGCCTTCCGGTACGATATTCTCAGGCAATAGCGCACCGATAAAAACAACGAGCCTTGTAACTGTCCTGCCCTGCTTCTTGTCTCTAATCGCCATGCCGATAATGTGTCCGTTCTCGCACGTCCATTTGTTCGGTAAATTAGCCGCTATGATTCCTTTATCTTCAATCATTCAAGTCCTTTTTAAGGTTGCATCTGAGTAAAATTATAACCAGAGACGATGCGGTCATTGTGCCTTCGTCATATTTAATCCAGGCTATTTCAAATATCTTGCGCCTGATTTTATAATGGTCGGAACAGGTTAGAAATTCGTCATCTTCGATAAGTTTCCCTGAACAAATAGGGCAATGGCCGTTGTAATCGTTCATGGCTGCAAGAAAATATAAAGGATTACCACAAATATTTTATGTATCATTATTCTCTCGCTTTCTTTTTGACAACCAATCCGCTTTGTTCCATGTATTCCAGCATGTCAGCGGATAGTTCGTCATCAGTTGGAATTTCACCGACGGAGTAACTTTTTAATTCCGATTCTGTGACGCTGGAATAACAACTATGCCACGCTAAAGCCAAAGCGATAACTGTATCATCGTGCCCGCTTCCTTCCGCCGCCATGCGCCAAACTCCGTTGGTTGTCTGGCTGGATACAAACGTATTCAACTCGTGCCGCTGTGCGCCAATATCCTGCAGGCGCAAGCCATCCGTGTGTAGGCCTTCGTAAAGGTTCGCCATAATATTTGATTTACTCATGGCGGTTGTTGTAAATCTCGCAACGTTTAGACCGTCACGGCGAAGGGCTTCAATATTCGGCCCTCCTATGCTGTTCCATTCCGCCGTTACCGCCTGACAATGCCATTTGTTATACATAATCTTTATTCGGCGGCGCTGCTCTTCCCATTCCAGTTTATTGATATACAGCAAATCCACCTGTTGCTTTGTGTTTTTATCAATAACCGGCATGGCTGTAAAATCGTTCGTTTGTCCAAAGTCCAACCCCGCATAATACTCATGTGTCGGGTCGTACACTGGATTCGGCGGCGCAGTAAAAAATAATGACGTATCGCCAAAGTAACTATGCCCGCTTGTCAAAAAACAGCTTATAGGGTCTTCGGGGTACTCCTGTTTGAAAAAATCCCGTAACTCCGCCTGTTTATTCCGCCGCCATTTTATTTGTTCAGCGGTTAGATTGTGACGGGTCATTAGTTTTATTTCGTCGGCGGTGTAGGATAATTGTTCGCCATCCGCCAGCGGGATTTTATAGCCGTCCTCCCACCACCACGAATAGAAGTGACAGGTCCATACCCCCTGACCGCGCAACGCCTCCATGCACAAATCATAAAACGCGCCTTGTGCGCCGTTCGGGGTGGACTCTAAAATAATTTCAGGGTTGCCGCCCTGCATTGCGCCGTTGATAATCTTTAGTGCGTCTTTCCAAAAGGCAACTTCCGAGCCGTGAAAATCGGTGTATGTTCCGCCGCGCCCCGTCTCCAAACTTCCGGCGGTTGCAATCGTGGCCGCTGAATCAAATTCGGGGTAGGTGGTCAGGCTGGCATTGGCGTATTGCCGCGCCGGTTGGATGCTGTTGAATTTACAGTTGTCATAAAAGCGGTTCGCCATGAAGCGTAACTTTTGCGTCGTGTCGCTGTCGTGTGCCAGCGTGATTGTGCTGCGGCTTGACGTGACAGTCCGCCGGAACATCTCGCCCTGTGCATACGTTGAGAATCCCAGTTGCCGCGCTTTCAAAATCAAGTCGCGCCCAGTTCGATTTTTATGGAAATGAGCCTGCGCATTATTCCAGTGAAAAGGCACAAGCTCTTGATTTTTGTTCAGTATTTTCAAGAACGTCCCGGCGAAAAGCGCGGGGTCATTTACTGTCTGTTGCGGCGTTATCAATTTTTATAAACTCTTTCCATGTCAACGTTTCCCCGTTGCTGGTCACGTCAACGCGGTTGATGTACTCTCTATCCTTCGCGTTTTTCAGCGTGAACATAATCGCCCACGATTCGCCGCGCTCTATGGCTTCATGCAGTTTGTATTCGGCGCGGTCTTTGTATCTGACCTTCGAGAAGTCCAGCGCCTCTTGTAGTTCGCCGTCCGCCGCAATGTATCTATCCAGCGTCGGGCGCGTGATACCTAAAATCTCACAGATGCCGGTTTTCATGCCGTGCGCCTGCGCGATTGCTTCGAGTACCTCTTTCTTGCCGACTTTTATTTTTGCCATTTTTCGTAATTAATGCAATTAAATTCGCTTGATTTCCAGTTCAGGGAACGCGGTGGACATGCGCTCTAAAATGACCGCACAATAAACGGGTGAGATTTCCATTGCGCAACATCGGCGGGCGTAGGATCCATTGGCTTGCTGGCGCTATAGATGTTGTTGC